AGCGTCACAGCAAGCGGAGGCGGCACAATTGGCCGAGTACGAGCGGGGCGAGATGGCAAAACGCTGGGGCGACAAGGTGGACACTCACCTGTCCCTTGCTGCCCGGTTGGCGACCACGATGAATCTACCCAACGCACGGGAACTATTTGATCCCAAGTCCCCACTCTTTGCTGGAGTAGACATGACTGCTGCCTTCGCCCAGCTTGCCGGTCAACTCGGTGAGTCGAAACTGGTCAGTGGTGCAGCCGTTGCCAACCTCGGGCCGGAACAACTCGCCAAATCAATCATGGGAGACAAGAGCAACCCAGAGTACGAAGCCTTCCGCAACGCTAGTCACCCCAACTCGGCAGCAGTCCGAGCCAAGGTCGCTGCACTGTGGAAGCAGGCATCACCATCTTGACGTCAATCGAAACTGGGCCGCTCTGGAAAGTTCCGGGGCGGCTCTTTTTCTGTCTTGCAATTGGAAATAAGGGTATCCCGTAGTGATGCACGACTGAGTCCCGGACATCCGGCTTAACTCACCAAGTCGGCGCAGCAGATACGGCCCGAGATCGGCCTACCGGATGATGCAGCGAGATTGAAATTCTCACTCACATAACATCATGTCCGATTATTCTGCTTCACTCACGATCCCCGATCACTTCCGCCGACAGTTCTCCACCCAATGGGAAATGGAACTGCAACAAGCCAACCAGAAGTTCGCTTCTGCTGGCACTCTTGAATCCGCTTGGTCCTCCAAAGAATACGTTTGGACTGACCTTGACATCATCGAAGCTGCTGAGACCACTGGTCAACGCTTTGGCGACAGCAACCCGTCCGACGTTGGCGGTGGTAAACGCAAAGGCTACCAGCGCCAGTTTGAAGTCGGCATCAAGCGCGACCAGTGGGACAACCAGTGGCTCAACACTCAAGCCCTTCCTGATTCTGATATCATCATGAACATGAAGGCTGGGTTGAACCGCAAGATGGACTCCGTGTTCATTGAAGCCGCCACTGCCGCCAGCCTTGGTGGTGCCGATCCGTTCAACACCTCCATTGCCCTTCCTGCTACCTCTGAGATTGCAGTGAACTATGCTCTGACTGGTGCTGCCACCAACATTGGTCTGACCCCGTACAAGATTCTGGAAGCCGTAAAACGCTTTGAGACCGCTGAAGTGGACGTCGAGCAGGAAGAGCTTTACCTCGCCATCAGCCCTCGCCAGAAGCTGGACCTCGTCACTTTCGTTGCTTCCGCACCAAACGACATCTGGGCCAAGATCGTTGGTCAGTGGCTCTCCGATAGCCAGACCGGCAAGCCGACCAAGCTGATGGGTTTCAACACCATCATCAGCAACCGTCTGTTCACCACTGGTTCTGCCAGCACCGACGTTCGCACCTGCGTTGCCTTCACCAAGTCCGCCTTCAAGGTCTCTCCGATCTCCCAGCGTCTTGAGATCGACAAGCTGCCAACCAAGCGCCATGCCCTCCAAATCATGAGCTACGCCGCCTTTGGCGCAGTTCGTGTGAAGGACGAAAAAGTGCAGGTCATCTACTGCGACGAATCCCCTTAATCGCAAGCCCTGAAACCCCTACCCCTTAACTGAAAAAACATCATGGCTACTTACTACTCTGACATCGAAACCAAGCGCCGCACCCCGGCTCTTTACACCATCGTTGACGGTGCCAAGCAGGAAATCGAAGTGCGCTTCATGCGTTTCCTCGTGACCGTCGCTGGCACCGAGGCAAACGGTGAGTTCCACGTTCTGACAAGCCAACTGCCTTCCGACAACATCGAGATTGTTGTCGAGAACTCCCGCATGCGAAAGATCGCAGGGACCGTGTCCAGCACGATGAGCTTGGCCTACGTCCGCGCAGGCTCTGCAACCGTCCTCACCACCGTTGCCGCCTACACTGGTGCTGCCGTGACTCCATTCGTGAGTGCCAACGCTCTGGTCCTGCCAGTGCTTCGCCAGACCGATGGCATCCGCCTCATCTGGGACGCTGTCACCACCGCCACTGCTGGCGCGACCTTTGAGGTCGAACTTGCCTACCGCAAGAAGCTGTAAAATTGGTTCATTGGTTGGCCCCCGGCCTGGACTTGTGCCGGGTCGGGGGTTTTGCTATTTACGCTCATGACTGAAACGACACTCGCAAACCTTGCCCTCGGGCACATTGGCATGGCACGGATCGCGGACCTGTCAGAGAACACCGTTACGGCAGAGCATGTGCGCCGGATGTTTGATGCGGTCAGGGACAACCTCATGCGGGCCTACCCTTGGAACTTTGCGGTGCGCCGGATGCAACTGACGGCATCTGCGACCGCTCCGGCGTTTGAGTACACCTACGCTTATCCTTTGCCCAGTGACTGTCTCCGGGTGCTGGAGATCAACGGATGTCCTCCCGGCGTGGGTAGCGTGCCGTTTGAAATTGAGGGCACCGAGGTGCTGACCAACCTGACCACATGCAAGCTGCGATATCTGCGGCGAGTGGAACAGGTCAGCCTGTGGGATGCCAACTTCTGTGAGTTCTTTGGATACGAGCTTGCCAAGGCGATTGCCCCTTCCTTTACCTTGCAAACCTCTGCCATTCAGATGCTTGACGCACTGGCTGCACCGGCAAGGGCAAGGGCCGAGGAGACCAACGCCGCTGAGACCATGACAAGAGTCATCCCGTACCACGAACGCATGGACTCTTACACCTCTGCCAGATACGGTGCCGGGTTCCCGAATTACCCTGATCCCGTCAACACTGAAATCTACCCATAATGGCACGGATACTAACCAATGCATTTAACGCCGGGGAACTTACGCCGGACCTGATGGGTCGCGTGGACCTTGAGTCGCTGAAAAAAGCCTGCCGGGTATGCCGGAACTTCTTGCCGCGCACGTTGGGCGGGGTGCGTCGTCGTCCGGGAATGCTGTATCTAGGGGAAGCCAAGTACAACACCAAGCAGTGCCGGTTGCTGCCGTTCAACTTCAGCACCACTTCCCGGTTCGTGTTGGAGCTTGGCGACGGGTACATCCGGTTCTGGAAGGACGGTTCCCTTGTGCTGTCCGGTGGAGTGCCGCTTGAGCTTGCCGCACCTTGGACCGAAGCACAGCTATTCGGCATCCAGATGGTGCAGGTAAACAACCTGATCTTCTTCACTCACCCCAGCTTCCATCCTCAGGAACTGCGCCGGGTATCCGACACTAGTTGGACCTTAGCCGACTTCGCATGGAATTGGCCAGCCATGCGTGACCTGAACGACACGACCGGCACGATGACCTGTTCCGTCACGACTGGCAGCGGCACTTTGACAAGCTCCGTTGCCCACTTCACCAACGAGAACATTGGGAGCTACTACCAGATCACCCACCGCAGGGCAGTGGCTACAGAACAGCTTCCGCTGACGGCAACGGCTACCACAACGGCACTCCGGGTGCTGGGTGCGTGGGAGCTTTATACTTTTGGGAAATGGACCGGCGACTTGTTTCTTGAGATTCAAAAGGTGGACGGCACTTGGCAGACCCTGCGGTCATGGGGCGCAGATAAGGACAACAACATCCAAGCCAATGGCACGGTAGATGTTGAGACGGCAATGCGGATGCGGTATGTTGCCGGTTCCCACACAGGCACTCCTGATCCTCGGGCCGAACTTGCTGCCATCGATCCATCAATCCATGGTCTGGTCAAGGTGACCGGCGTGACGTCAACGACTGTTGCCAACGTGACCGTCATTAAGGCACTGGAAGCCACCACCGCTACGCTGGACTGGGCAGAGGGAGCATGGTCTACGCGGCGCGGCTATCCTCGGGCTTGTGCGATCCACCAGCAACGACTGACGTTTGCTGGCAACGCCGCAGAACCGCAGAAGATTTGGGGCAGTGCCATCAACGACTTTAACAATTTCCAGCTACTGGAGTTTGAGGACTCGTCCTATGCCGTGCAGGTGGCGGCACAGGAAGCCAACCCGATTGTCTGGCTGGCTTCTCAGGAAGGCCTGATCGTAGGCACCGAGGGCGACGAGTGGCTACTGGACAGCGGTGACGGCGTGATCTCGCCAACGAACCCACCGTACAGCAAGCGGAAGACCAAGTTTGGCAGTGCTGACCTACAAGCACAACTGGTGGGCAGCGTCGTCCTGTTCGTGCAGCGGGGCCGCAGGGCACTGCGTGAGTACGTCTTCGCCTTCGACGAGCAAGGGTACAAGGCACCGGACCTGACGCAGCTTTCCGAGCACATGACCAAGTCCGGGTTCAAACAATTCGGTTATGCACAGAACCCAGACAGCATCATCTGGGCAGTGACCAACGACGGCATGCTCCTGTCCTGCACCTACCGCCGGGAGTCTGAGGTGGTGGCATGGGCACAGCATCCAACCAGTGGGTTTGTGGAAAGCGTCTGCACGATCTATGGAGCGAACGATGCTGACGAGGTCTGGTTCTCCGTCCTGCGAGAGATTGACGGCGTGACCAAGCGGTTCATTGAGCGGTTTGATCCAACCCACTGGCAGTTGGTGGACAATGGCGCGGAAGACCGGGCGTCGTTGATCTATTTGGACTCAGCGATCCGGCAAGAAAGGGCGATCCCGCCACTGATTGTCACCGGACTAAGTCACTTGGAAGGTGCAGTGGTTTCCGTAATCGTAGAGGGAGCCGAGCAGGCACCCCGCAAGGTGATCGGTGGGCAGATCACACTGGACTACGACGAGACTCCCAACGGTGGTGAGTATGTAATCGTTGGCCTTCCCTACATGTCCCGCATCCAGCCTTTCCTGTCTGATCTCCAGCTACAGGACGGCACCGCGCAGGGATTGCAGCACCGCACCCCAGAACTCCGAGTCAGGCTGCACTTGTCTGGTGCCATGTCCACAGGTGACAGCGACGTTGGACCGTTCCGTCCGTTCCTGTTCCGCAACCCAAACCCAACGATGGACGCGGCAGTGCCGTTGTTTACTGGACTGACAGAACCCATTTACCACCAAGCCGGGTTCCTCGACGGCACAAACTTTGAAATTCGCACCGACAGTGCTCAGCCCTTGAATATTCTGATGGTGGTAGCCCATACTGGTATCTATGCACGATGATCTTCCTGAAGTTGAATGGGTTAATCCCCGTGGGAAGCTGCCATTTACGACAGGCGTAACCATGCGTCCTTTTGATGTGGTTAAAGATTACCCTATTGTATCGGCATGGTGGAATTCCCATGGCTGGAGTGGCGTGCCAGCAAACCGACTGCCTGCGCTTGGGGCAATCGCCCAGATGAAAGGCGTGGACTGCGCTGCTGCTTGGATTTATATGGACAACAGCGGGACGGGCGTGGCTATGGTGGAATGGATCGTCACAAACCCTAAAGCTCCACCACGAAGCACAGTGGCCTGCATTCGTGCCGTAGTGGAGTGGCTTATGTGGAGAGTATCTGAACCTGATCTAAGGTTTGACTTCTTTTTGACAACATGCCGCCAACCAGCATTGGCCCGAGTGCTGGAAAAATGCGGATTTAAAACCTCTGATGTGAACATGATCCACCTTTGCTCCAATAACTAAAATGGCCTTTACAACCGCAGGCGTCATAGGCACCGCTGCTGTTCTTGCTTCAGCAGCAGGATCAGCAATTTCTTATAGGTCCAGCACAAACGCCGCTAAGACGAACGAGCAGTTTGCGTTGATGAACGCCCAAGCCGCCACACAAGGCGCAAGGCAGCAGGGCAGCATGCAGGCAGCGCAGGCGCAGCTTGAGGCAATCAAGCAGGGCAAGGCACAGCAAGCCGCCTACGCCAACGCAGCAGGCATCAGGGCACAGACAGAGCGGGAGAGTGGCAACGCGCAGGAGAACATCCGCAGGAGCAGGGAAGACTTTGCCAGAATGCTGGCACAACAGCGTGCAGCTACCGCATCCCGAGGGATCGTGGACACAACTGGTTCGCCATTGGAACTGCTGGTCAAAGGTGCCGAGACACAAGCCTTGGCCGAAGAGGAGATGCGCTACGCCGACGAGATTTCCCGCCGTCAGGGTTTTCGATCCGCTGATCTGGAAACGATCCGGGGCGAGACTGCTGGCATCGACGTTGGCATGAGCTTGCTTGCTGCTGCTGCGGCACGGAACAACGCTGCCATGGGAGTCAGTCAGGCACGACTGAACCTCTTTGGCGAACGAGCGCAGTCTGCTGGCATGCGCTCAGCCGCAACTGGCAACCTGATCTCTGGCATTGGCGGCATGGCGCGGGATGCTTATTCCTACCGCCGGACCACCAGCACTCCCTACAAGGGCTACAAAGATTCGACCCCAATTCGCAACATAAGCGACACCATCATTTGATATGGCAAGAGGCATCCCCATCCCCTACGAGCAACTCCCTAAGACCGCGACCAACCTCGGGGGATTCCAGAAATCTGCCGGGATTGAAGGTCTAAGCACTGACAACTCCGCATCCATCCGTGCGGCAGGTGCCGTTGCCCAAGTCGATCCACGAGGGTTTATCGTTGCCGAACAGCAAGTGGGTGCCATTGGGCAGGCGATTGCCGGTGAAGGCGCGGCAATTACCAACCTCTTAATTGAACGGAACAAATCCATTAATCACCTGAAGGAACTGGATGCAGCCGAGGCAATGGAACTGGAAGAGCAAGCCATTGCCGCAGACATTGCAGTTGAGCCAGACACCACAAAGTGGATCGGAATTGCGGAAGGACGCATGAAGTTATTGAACGAGTCATTGCTGAAGCAAGACTTATCTCCTGACGCAAGGATGGCAATTAGTACTCGGCTGGAGCGGTGGTCTAAGCGGCAAGCGACTGCCACTCAAATATCCTCAGCAAGCAAAGTGTTTGAGCTTGAGAGCGAGAAAATGGAAGGTGCGCTGATCCGAGCATTTGATAAGGGCGACATGGCAACGGCTCTAGGCATTGGGCAAAACATGCGTGACACTGGACGATGGAGCGAGTCCAAGCTGGCGACCATTGAGGGCAAGATGAAGGATCGGGCAGAATACAACATCAAGAAAGCCAAGGCAGATGCTTTTGATGCGGCAGAGGACACGGCAATCAAGGCAGCAACGGAAGGCGGGGAAGAGGCAACCATCAAAGCCTTAGACAGCGGCGCTTTCGGAACACATAGCCCATCTAATCTTGAGCGTCTGCGATCCGCAATCAAGCAAACGTCTAATGGACGGGCTTCTGAGGTAATTGACGACGTAGCCAATGGGATTGTTGGCAACGTTTACAGCACCGACGAGCACATCGATGCATACGAGAGCGTTCACTTTACGCCTGCCCTGCGGCAAAAAGCCAAGGACATGCTCAAGAACCGCAACGCACAGGCAGAGGCGTTGGACCGTGAGACAAATGGAGTAAGGAACGCAGTGGAAATGCGGCAAAAGGTCAAGGACTACAACCCAAGCCAAGACCCAGACCGCACCAAATACTTTGAACTGGTCAAGGACATTGGGACACGGGTCACGCAAAGCAGTGCAGGCGAGATCACCGGGGAACTTTACAGGAAGTATGGCGCACTGCCGCCAAAAGGATCGGTTCGTCCTGAGATTCAGCAAAACGTCAGTAAGTCATTGGACGTTCTCTTTGATTCCGAAACCGGAGCCGTGCCGTGGAGGACTAAAGTTCCCAAGCTTGGTTCTGATGGAAAACCTACCAGCGAGATGGTCTTTAAGGACGATCCTGTAGCAAAGGAAAACGCCTTGAACGCACAGACGGTCATTGAGATGAAAATGAATGACTGGTTTCGAGACAATCCGAACGAAGCAAACAGTCTTCCTGCTGTGAAGTTGCAACTTAAAACGCTTATTCCAGAAGGTACAAGAATGGGAGCGTTTGAGAACATGATGCGAGACTACAAGCCGGTGAACGCAACCCCTCCAAACTTGGGAGCACAGGGAGATGTTGGGCCAAGTGGTCCGTCAGGCGCATTGGACGAGACCTTAGTTGATGCCGTTAAAGAAATGGAATCGTTTATCCCAGAAGCTTACGGAGACTACAAGCAGACTTCCGTAGGTTACGGAACACGGGCAAAGTCTGAAGGCGAAGTGCTTAGTAAAGAAGAAGCAGACGCTCGACTACGGGAGGAACTGTCAATGCACGCAGGAAGAATTGATGGCGCGGCACAAAAGGCTGGGGTGACCCTGTCAGACAACCAACGCAACGCTTTGATCTCATTTGACTTCAACACCGGGCGTGGCGGCTACCTGATTGAAACAAGCAACGGAGACATGAAGGAAGTAAAACGCCGATTGCTGCTTTACACCAAAGCAGGAGGTGAGGAGTTGAAAGGCTTGGTGAACCGGCGTAAACGTGAGGCAGCACTTTTTGATCAATGAACGAAATCGACTCTGAAAACATCGTCTTGAATTTTGACAATTGGCTGGGCGGGTTACCTCCCGACCGACGCGCAGGAATTGACGCGCACTTAAAGGCTTCCGGTCCATTGATGGAACAGGAAAAGAAACGGCTGGCTTCCATGGCGGCAGTGGCACTGGATACCGGGCTTGATCCTTTACTGGTCAATGAGCGATGGGATACCGTGCGTGCAGGTTATGCAGAGAAGATGGCAGAGAACAGTTACAGTCGTCTGGGTGACGAGACTGGCGGAGAATGGATGGCGGCAAAGGATGATGAAGATGCATTTTACGGGCAAATGTCCAAAGCCCTTACGAAGCGCAAAGATTACCGTGGGTATGCTGAATACTTCAGCGGTGATGCATCAAAGTCTGCATTAGTAATGAAGGAAAAGGATCGCTTTGCTGAAGTGGACCGCATCAATGCGGACGCGCAAGCTTTGCCAGGCATGGATGAAATGGATGCAAAGGACTTGCTGCATCACTGGGTTGATGTGCGGATGCGGCTTGAGGAAAAAGCGGCACCATTGCGTCCACTGGCGCGGGAGATTTACGGCATGCTTTCAAAGGGCAAAGAGGATCGGCTCAGTGGTGAGTCGCAGGCAGGGATTGAAGGGGCGATTGATCAATTAGCAATGCTGGGCACTGAAGACCGGGGCATGGTGATTGCGATGCTTAAATCAGAGGGCGGCACGGACATGACCGGAGCCGTGATTGACAAGGCGTTGGTAAGCGCACAACGCGGATTAATTGGGCAATTGCGTGGATATGCATCTAATGCTGACCGTGGCGCAATGTTGCTGGCAAAGTCTGAGTTAAATCAAGGAGGCGGGCTTGTGATTAGGGACGGAGAAACTGTGGAGCAAGCTGTTTCCCGTCGTCTGATTGCGGCGAACACCGGCACTGGTTTAATGCTTGGGCCATATGCCGGAATTGCTGGAGCGTTTGCCGGTGGACGGAATGCATCCGAAGCAGAAGTGCAAAAAGCACGGGACATTTTAGATGCAAAAATCACTAGGAACGAAACCGCCCAGCAGGCAATTGGCATTTTAGAAGGCACTATCGATCCGGTAAAGCCAGAGAACACAACCCTTGGCCGGTTCGTTCAGCGCACTGCCATTGACGTTGGAACGTCTTTTGGAGCAATGGCTCCGATCATACTCCCGCAGGTTGGATTTATTATCGCACAAGGCGGATATGCTGACGAGGAATATCAGAGGCTGCGCGAGGAAGGCAACGATCCTGCAACTGCTCAAATGGCTTCACAAATCACCGGAGCGGTGCAAGCTGGTATTGAGCGTGCCGTGTACTTGTTTAACTTTGTGCCAACGTCAACAATTGCACGACTGACTGCGGCAAAGGCTGGCAGCAAGGTGATGGGGGTGCGTCCGGCGCTTGAGACCTCGACCACGTTCCGGGTGCTGTCTAAGATGGGGACCATTCAAGCAGCAGAATACGGAGAAGAAATAGGGCAAGCTGCGGCACCTATACTTACTGGACTGCTTGGTGAGAAGCTTGGGTGGAACATGGCAGAGCAGAGCAAGTTCCAAGGTGAGATTTCTCAATTTAAGGAAGAGGGCGGATTCTGGCGACCTGAAGTATTCTTGACAGTTATGGCACTGTCCGTGTTTGGTGGCGGTTACAGTGGCATCAAAAGCTCAAGACGGGCACAGGAAGCGTTGACCGAAATGCTTGGTGATCAGACAAAGCTTGAGGCTTTTGGCATCACTCCAGCCAAGGCTGCGGAGATCGTTGCCATGCCGGAAGCAGAGCGGAAGGCAGCATACGTTGCCGAATACCCAAACCGGAACGTGCAAACGCCGGGTGCTATTGCCGCGCAGCAGCAGGTAGCTGCACAGGTCGATGCTCAGATGGCGCAGGGGCAGGTTGAACTGAACGAGATGAAGACGGCAGGGGTGAGCATTACACGCACCACTAGTGGGTTTAATGTAGTAGACGACACGGACGGCACTGCCATCCCGCACACTACTGCCGAGGAGGCAATGACGACGGTGCGGTCCATTGTTAAGGCACGGGGTATGGCCCGCGAGGAGACGTTCCTTGACGCATTGGGAGAGTTTACCAGCATGATGCAGCCGGGACGCACAATCCAGCTTTCCAATAAATCTGGGTCTTTGTTGCAGGAACTTGAGGACGCGACCACCCAGAACAAAGAGCAGTGGGTGGAATCGATCTGGGACCGGGCCGATCAGGAGCGCAAGAAAGCGGGCATGGAGGTGCTGGAGCGCGACAAGAACAACCCAGACAGTGCTGCGGCATTGGACGGAATGATTGTGCTGGGACGATCCAAGACCGAGGCAAAGGGCAACGTGGCAAAGTCCATCTCGCTCGTATTTCGGGAGGGGCGGACGTTGGACCTTGTCGAGGAGCAGGCAGAAAACGATTTGCGGGAAGCGGTCATTGCTGGCAACACAAGTCTGGAAACAATGCGTGGCATTATTGAGCGCATTGAGAAGTCTACCGGGGACAAGTACCTGCTCGACAACACGGAGACGGGGATCACCGAAGCATGGTCTTCTCTGGTCCGCTTGTACACCACCGGCACCCGTAAAGGTAAAGGCAACAAGATCACCGCAGGGGCACGGTCTGAGATGGCTTCCAGCATCCGTTCCGAGCGGCAGAGACTGCGATCCGCTGAAGCGGCAGGAGTCACGCCTTCCGCCTTTGCCAAGATGCGCGAGTATCTCGACTACCTCAAAGGCATCATGGGTCAGGTGTACCGGCTACAAAAAGCCAGAGACGCAGGACTGCTTGACGATCTGGAAGCAATGATCCGCGAGTCTGTAGGATTGAAAGAGCAGGACGCACTGGAGGCGAAGGTGGCGGAATCGGTGCCGACTACCTACGACCTAGAGACCGGGCAGGGAACCAGCACGTTTGGGTACTCAATCAGGGCCAAAAGAGACGCTGAGTATTTGGAGGCAGTGGAGAGTGGGGACATGAAGAAAGCGGAAAACCTTGTCCGTAATGCGCTGTCTGCAAACAGGGCAACGGTTGTGCGGTACTTTGACGAAAAGACAGACACCCCACTTCCCGGCACTTTCCGCCTAGATGTACTGTCTCCAATTTACAGGACAGTTACCCAAGAGGATTGGTATCGCATTGAGGACAATGGGTACATGGACTCCGACCAGCGGTATGCCGTGTCTAAAAACGAAGGGACCAATCTTGCCGATAACCCTATATCGTCAATGAACTATGCAGGAAAAGGGGATGCGTCAGTGCTGCTTGAGGTTGACCCTACGGGCATCAATTTCCACGGCTTTGAATTTGACCAATATATTCGGACATGGGACAAAATTCCATACGAGAACATCAGGCAGGTAGGGGCTTTCTTTGGCGGCGAAACTCTTCCAAACGAATATGCCACTGTCGTCCGTGACGAGGCTGGCAACGTGATCCCGCTTACTGAGCGGTTTAACTTAACGGATGAGAGGACCGGCTACTCAATCAGCACCAAGCGAGACGCAGACTACATGGCAGCGGTTGAATCCGGTGATGTAGCTACCCAGCAGGCGTTGGTTGATGAGGCGGCAAAGGCGTCTGGACTGCAAGAAGGATGGAATGCGGGACCAACAACCAAAGGAATTATTGGAGGCAAAATCCGCACTCCGTTTCATTACTTGACCAACAACCCTGCAAACGCAGGACAATACGGAGAGACTGCGCCAGTCCGGTGGTTCTTTGACATTAAAAATCCGCAGGTTGTAAACGAGCACCTCGACCAATTTATTGATGTCGTCAATCCAGACAGTCCACGATACATTCCTGATGTTGGAACTGACCAAGCGGATGCAGACTTTAAGCGCAACGTCATCAAGATGGTGGGTGACACTGTGTCTGAAGCGCAGTCACTTGGGTTTGATGGCATTGACATGCCGTCTGAGTTTCAGGACACGCACCCGGAATGGCGGAACTACATTGCGTTCAACCCAGAGCAGATCAAATCTTCCGACCCAATTACCTACGACGATCAGGGCAATGTCATCCCACTGAACCAGCGGTTCAATCCTGAGTCCGAGAACATTGGGTACTCAATTGCTCCCACTTCCAAGGAGCAAGCCAAACAAGAAGAGAAGAGACAAAAGGAAATTGCTGCCGGGAATAGGATTGCCAGCGTGTTAAATGGGCAGGGGCATCCCACTGGTCCGACTGTTGCCGCCAATGAAGTGGCTGACGCAAAAGAGGTGCCGACAATGATTCCTAAGAAATACATTGGGAAAAGGTTTTTCCTTGCCATGGCTGACTTGCTTGGAGCATCTGGGACCGTTCGTGGAGTACCTATGCAAGGTGGCGCAGGTTACCCTTTAATGCATTATGTAAAAGGTTCTGACGAAACAACTGCCGCGTGGGCATCCTCGCGTGATGGAGTAATTGCTCTACTCCGCGACATGGTCAAAACCGGCGTTATTTGGAAGGACGAAAAGACCGGGCGACACTATGCCCTGCTTGCTCCCAACGCAATGGATCAGGAGACTCACAAATCCAACGCCAACAATGGCATGGTCTTTGTAGCTGACATGGCGCATGCCGTCAGCACTGAAGTAATCAACCCAGAAGACAACCAAAAATTACTGACGCTTATTAGAGGCAGAAGCAAGGCACTCAATAATTTCCCTGATTTCACCAATCCAGACGCTCCAATCGTATTTGGACGCTTAAGCTTTGAAAACAGGGCAGAGGTGGTTGACGTTACCCAATCCGCCGAAGCAATTGCTCTTGGGTCTCCTTCTGCCGCTAGAACGCTATTGAGCACTCGTGACGCTTCATATCATGGAGTAGAGCCGGGATCGATGTTGTCGATGCTGCTTATCGATATCGACCGAATGGCAACGCAAGTTGACGGCAACTGGGTGCTACGCAACGACCTTGGTGCTTCAAACTTTGGCGTTCCAGAACACATGTCCTACGACACAATTATTCCTGGCCGAATGATTGCTCATTTTAGAACGCCGATTCCTTTGGACGTTGCAATTCCGGGAATGATTACGGAATTTAAGGCAGCGTCTGATGCCGTTAATGCAGAAAAGATCAAGAAGGGGGAAAAACCGGGGGCAATGGGTCGTCCTGCTTTTCTGCTGACAAGAATGCCAAAAGGAATTAATGGTCAATTACTCACTCAAGAATTGTTTGCGGACATTGAGTCAGTTCAAAAACTCGGTGAAATGGGAGTCAATCCACCTGCTATCCGAGCATTTACTGAAGCGGTAGAAGGCACTTGGAGCACCATTACAAAAGGAAGCACCAAGGGACTGGCGGAGTTCTTATACATGCAGGCCCGATCAGAGGCGGCAAACACAATGCGCCAGTATTCCAAAGCGGAAATGCAGGAACTGGTCAAAGCCGGAACCGTTGAACTGTACACCCTTGGCAAGCAAGTAGGTGATCGTGACGTTGGTTTTTCAGTTCACTTGATGCCGGACGGAACTCGGGAACTCCGATCCGTGATTAACAATACCGGCGTGAAGGGGATGCTTCCATTAATCGTGGCGCGGGCCATTGAGGCAGGAGCAAACCGCTTGGAAGTCTACGCCGTACCAACCGCAGCTAATCCAAACGGAGTGCTACCAGAGGCGTTTGCAAAGCACGGTTGGACTGCTCCGCAAGACAGGGAAGGCAATCGCATTGTAATACCGTACGACCGCAACAAGCTTGGAAAGACTGAGACAGAACGAGCGCACAAAGAAGCTGCCCTAAAAGATTATTGGACGTCGCAAGGTTGGGATGGACAAAAGATGCCGGATCGGGTAATAATGTCCCATGCAGGAATCGGAACAGAAACTATTGCGGACGAGGTTGGACAACGTGTGTACGACGAATCGAATGCGGGCACTTGGGCCACTTCAGAACCAACTCCTGAGGAAATTCGTGGGCCAATCGGTGACGGAGTACAGGGGGATGTCCCCGCCGGAGGAAGTGCTGGAGGGACTATTGGTGGACGTCGAGCAGTCGTACCCCGAGGAGCTAATACCACTCTCGAAACTCTTACCTCCACAAAGCTGACTCCCGCGCAATTGCGGACGCTTGGGCTTGATACAGACAGATTTGAAGCACTAAAGCAAGCTGTCGCTGCTGGCACAGGCTACAGCATAACCACCGCAGCCGGTCTTGAGAACATCAAGGCGCAACTGGACAAGGTAGCCATTGATCCTGACGTCCGGTTTAAAATGATGCGGAGGGCATCGGAGAACTTGGGCAGAATGGCGCGGGACATTGGCTTCCGTGACGACGTAGCGACCGCAGCAAACGATGCTGGGATGGCTCAGATGGAGCAGCAGCAGGCGACTGCCTTGGCTGGGGTGGTGGATCGTTACAGTGCGGAGGAGCAGCAGAGACTGCGTGCAGACGAGGAAGCCCTCAAGGAACTGAAGGCAAAGCATGAGACTGCACTGCAAGACCTGAGCGTGAAGGCCGACATTGAAGCTGGAGGCGCACAGGCAGACAAATGGACGGCAGACCAGAAGGATGCGCTAAAGGTCAGGCAGAGGCTGGAGCAGACCACGCTCCAAGCACAGCAGCGTGCGGAGAAGTTGGCATTAGAGACCAAGCAGCAGAAGGCAACGGACGCGGCAAGGGCCAAGGAACAGCAAGAGGTCAAGCTGCTGAAGCAGGAGCAGGCAGCACAACGCAAGGCCAACGCGCAGAAGACTGGCGAACGTGAGCAACGCGCAACAATGCTGGACTACTTGGCCGCACTGGACACGATCCTGATGCCGTTCCCTGCCGAGGTCCGCAACAAAGTTGGCGGGTTTGTGTCCCTTGCTGGATTGCGGACGAACGCATCCATGGAGAAATACCTGAAGGACCGGGTGGAGAAATTGGACAAGGTTGTCGAGAATTACCTACGCAAGGACTACGCCGAGCAGATCACTGCGCTGATCAAAAAGGGCGATGCCAAGCGGGCCATTGGCAAAAAGCCTGGCGGCAAGCTGGGTGCAGAAGGGCACGTTCTGTTTGATGCGGTGAAGGCAGCGGCAGGCATGTCCGAGGAGGAGACCAACAAGGCGATCATGGCCCTTAGTGATGCCATTGAGAAGGCACGCATTGACGATCCTGACGCGGTGCCGGTGCTGGCTGAGAAGCTGCAAGCTGCGGTCATGTTTGGTGACCTAAACGGAAAAACACGGACGGCACGGGACTTGGCCAACGCATTGACTTGGCTGAAGGAAAACTACGAACGGGAGCGGACCAAGTGGCGGATGCAGGAGGAGGCGCGACTTGCCGAAGTCACAAGGCTTTCGGAGTCAGGCGTAGACTCGCTTGATGGAGCTACCACCGACTCTGACCGGCTTAACTCAACGGCTGAGCTTGGAGAATTCCGCGCCGGATCGTCAGGATTCAGCGGTGCCATGCGGGCATTGTTTGGGAAGGACTCCGAGTTGTTCAAGCGGTGGACGGCAGCATCACGCAGGGCGATCATCAAACGGACCACCGAGTTTCAAGCACTCCAGAAAGACTGGCGCGACCTGAAGGACCGACTCTACGGCAAGGGCTGGAAAGGCGATCGGAAGTTGTATGACGACATCGTCGAGCCTGTGGAGAAGTCCGGGGTGCTGATCACGGACAAAATGAAGAAGTCCCGCGAGACGATCCCGGTCAATACTGCCGAGAACATCCTTGCCGGTAAAGCGCCTGAGCTTGCAGAACAATTCACCGACGCAGAGAAGGCAGAGATGCGGGTGGCACTGGATGCCAACGTCCTTGAGAAGCGACCGAAGGACACGATCTCCCTGACTAGGATCAGCGGCAGCACGGTGGGCAGCGAGATCATGCTCTCCCAAGGGCAGGCGATGCACATCTCACTCATGTGGCGGCAGGCGCAGGGACGGGCACCAATGGAGGCGCACGGGTACACCGAGGAGACCATCAACCAAGTGGAGGCGTTTATGTCGCCCGAGGCTAAAGCCATCCGCGACTGGATCGCGTCCCGGTACACCAACGAATGGGGAGACCTGAATGCAGTCTTTGCCGGAATGTTTGGCGTGAACCTGCCGCAGATCGACAACTACTCACCACTGACGTTCTGGTCCCAACAGCGGAAAGAGCTTGCCAATCCTGACCCGAGTGGTGGGCCGATCATGGCACAGGGCGGGATGAGCACCGGCATGCTCAAGGAACGTGTTGAAAAGCACGGAGCAGAACCACGGATCGTGAATGCCGTGGACGTCTTCTTCGACCACATGCGGCAGGTAGCCCACTTCAAAGCCTTTGCTGAGCTTGCACGGGAGATGCGGGGTGTGATGAGCAAACCGGAAATCCGGCGATCACTTGCCGTTAAGCACGGTAAGATCGGCACAGAACTGATGGACAAGTGGATGGATGCCATGGAGCAGGGCGGCTTGACCCAGAAACCGGGATGGTTTGAAAGCCAACTGTCCAACATGGGAGGGGCACGGGCAGTCGCAGTCTTGGCGTGGAATTTCAAGTCCGCCTTTACTAACGTCTTGAACTTGCTTGGTACGTCCCGAGTGATGCCGGGAGACCAGTACCTCAAAGGACTTGCTCGTCTATTCGGTGGACGTCTTAACTGGTGGGTGGGTAAAGGCTCCGTCTTCCAGAGCAGCGAGATCATCCAACGCCGCATCAACAGCGGGATGAGTCCTGAAATGCAGGCAGGCATGGCTCGGATAGCAACGATGCGTCCCGGTGCGTTGAAGGCGTTCATGGAGGGCGGCATGGCCTTGCACGCATACAGTGACGCAATCTTCACCAGTGGCTCCGTGGCGATTGCCTACGACTTCCATTTACGGGAGTTTCTCAAGGAAGGCATTGCCCCAGAGGAAGCCCAACGGATGGCACTGGCAGCGACCGAGCAGTCAATTGCTGACGTCACCCAGCCCACCGAGTTCCTTGACAAGTCCACCGTGGAGATGGAGCGCAACGCCATGGCTCGTGCGATCTTCTCCTTCCAGTCCGATCCTCGGCAGAAGATGGCACTCCAGATGGAAGCCTACTCCGAGAAGGACTGGGGGCGGCTTGCCAAGTTGGTCTTCGTTGACCATGTGGTTACCGGCTTGATCATGCAGACGATCACCAACGCATGGCGCGATGCCAACGACGACGACGATGCCGACGACGTCTTCGATCCCCTGCACTGGCAGTTGTCTGACTACCT